ACGTGGCGCAACCATGTAAAAGCCGTTTTTTTTATCGAAAAGTGCTCTTTATATTTGCAAAAAATTTACAAACGAAAATGACAAATAGCAGCATTTTTAACACCATTCCAGGTGATGGTGAAATCGCAATTCTTTTATATGGAAATGTGGGCGCAAATCAGCAAGTAGATTCAGAGAGAGTAGTATCAGAATTACTCGCTTTAGAAAAGATGTACAACAAGATTGATGTGCGCATCAACAGCACTGGTGGCGATGTATTTTCAGGAATGGCAATCTTCAACGCACTTAGAAACAGCAAGGCTAATATAACAATGTATATAGATGGCGTTGCTGCAAGTATCGCAGGCATTATTGCTTTGTGCGGAAAGCCTCTGTACATGTCGCCTTACGCTAAATTGATGCTTCACGCTGTAAGTGCTGGAGCGTATGGAAAGGCTTCTGAACTTCGAGAAACTGCAACCCTAGTTGAAAGTTTACAGAATGATCTTGCGTCAATGATTGCAGGTCGTTTGGGACAAAACAAAGAGGAAATTGTCGCTAAATATTTCGATGAAAAGGACCACTGGATCAGCGCACAGGAGGCTTTAGAAATGAAGCTAATAGATGGCATTTATGACATGAAAGGTGAAGACGTGAAAGCATCTACCACCGAGGAAATATACAACTATTTTAATAACAGGCTCGAACAGCCTTTAAATGACAATAAAATGACGTTAAAAGACCACTTAAAGGGTGTTGCTTCATTTGCAAATTTGGCAGATGACAACGCAATTTTAGCTCATATCAATGAGCTAGAGAATGCAGCAACTAAAGTTGAAGCACTTGAGAAAGCAGTTAACACTTACAAAGAGAAGTTAGCTGTTTTGGAGCAGAAAGAAATTACAGCTTTCATTGATAAAGCTATTGCAGAAGGTAAAATTACCAATGAGCAAAAAGAAAGCTTTACAAACCTCATGAAAAGTGATAGAGAAAATACAGAAGCATTGATTAATTCAATGAAAGCAAATCCTTTCGTAAGGGCATCTTCTGTATTTACCCCAGAAAACAAGGGTGCAGAAAATATCGCTAATAAGACTTGGGATGAACTCGACCAGGCAGGCGAGCTTGCAACCCTTCGTGCAGCTTCTTTGGAAACTTTCAAAGCGAAGTACAAAGAGAAGTTTGGAATTGATTATAAGGAGTAATCCTCTGTAATACATCTCACCTACATTTACTTATTATTTACTTATTTATTGGTTTAAATTAAAAAGAATTTACAATGGCATTAAACAAAGAAATTTGGCAGCAGTCTTTGGTGGAGAATTTCTATCCATCGAACTCATTTGCTGAAAAATCAGTAGACGATTCAGTTTACGTTTCAAACCACAAAGTGCACATTCCTAATGCTGGTGCTCCTTCAGGTGTGAAAAAGAATCGCCAAACCAAGCCTGCATCTGTGAATCAACGCACAGATAATGATTTGGAATACGTTATCGACGAGCTTACAACGGACCCAATCTATATTCCAAATATAGACACAGTTGAGTTGTCTTACGATAAACGTAATAGTATCTTACAAAACGACAAGTCGCAACTTCAAGAGGTTGCACATGTGAATTTGCTTGAGCGTTGGGGTAAGTTGGTTCCAAAAGAGCAGGTAATTCTTACAACAGGCACAAAAGAAAGGGATGCGCACACTTCTGCAACATCGATTGGAAAGCGCAAGCGCATCTGTAAAGAAGACGTTATCAACTTGATGACAAAATTTGATGCAGACAACATCCCTGAAGGTGATCGTTATTTGCTCCTAGATGCACACATGTACGCTGATTTGCTAGCTGATTTAGCAGATACAGATAAGTGGGCTTTCACAAACTCTGCAGACGTTCAACGAGGCATTGTTGGAAACCTTTATGGCTTCAACGTCATGAAGCGTTCAAAAGTTCTTCGTGTGAAGAACGACAAGACTTTGCTTCCTTGGGACGAAGCTGGAGAAGCTGGAGAATTGGCAGCAGCACTTGCATGGCACAAACTTTCAGTTTCACGTGCAATGGGTGAAGTGAAGATGTTCGATTCTGAGAACAACCCACTTTACTATGGTGACATCTACTCATTCTTGCTTCGCACTGGTGGTTCTGTTCGCAGATACGACAAGAAAGGTATTTACTTGTTAGCTGAAGCTGCGAAATAAAAGGAGGTTTGAGTATGTTACCTAGAATAAAAATTCAACTTCTTAATGGTCAACTAGGCATCGTCGGGGATTCGCCCGACGGCTTATTTGCCCTCGTTTGCGCAGCTGTAGCAGTTGCAGAAACTTTCAAACTTGACACTTCATATAGCATTCATTCGCTAGGTGACTTGAAAAAGTTAGGTGTTACCGCTGAAAATAACCCACGCTTATTTAAGCATGTTGAAGACTTCTACAACGAAGTTCCAGAAGGCACAAAGGTTATTGTTTTTGGCGTGGACAAAACAAAGACATTCACTGAGCTTTGCGATAAAGAAAGCGGTGTTATTAAAGAACTGATCACCTCTGAAAATGGTGCTCTTCGTGGCATCTTTGTGGCTGGTGATGGTCGAGAAGCAACGGCTACAACCCAAGGTCTTGATGAAGATGTTTTTACAGCTTTGCCAAAGGCACAACAGCTTGCAGAATGGGCAACAGAGAGTCTTTTTGCACCTCTTTTCGTCGTTCTTGAAGGTCGTGGATTCAAAGGCACAACGCCTAAATCTTTGCGCAAAGAGAAATATAATCGTGTAGCAGTTCTTATTGGTGATACCATTGCTTCTTCTGAAGGTGCTGCCATTGGAACTCTAGCTGGAAAATTAGCAATCATCCCAGTTCAACGCAACGTTGGACGTGTGAAAGATGGTTCACTATTCCCTCTTGAGATGTATCTAGGAGCAAACACTGTAGAAGAATCTTTCGGTCTTGTTTCTGATTTGTATGATGCAGGCTACATCACTCCAAGAAAGTATGTAGGCAAGAGTGGCTACTACTTCGTGGATGATCAGATGGCGTGTGAACAAACAGACGATTATTCGCACTTGACTGCACGCAGAACTATTGATAAGGCTTATCGAATTGCATACAATGCACTTCTTAACTTCATGTTAGATGAGCTCACAGTGAATGAAGATGGAACTTTGCATCAAGGTGTTGTGATGGCTTGGCAGCAAGAGATTGAAAACGCTATCAATCGTGCAATGACTGCAGCAGGTGAACTCTCTGCAACAGAAGCAGGAGAAGGTTGTAAGGCTTTCATTGATGCTTCGCAGAATGTTCTTGCTACAAGTAAGATTAATGTAACCATCAAAGTTAGACCATTTGGCTATTCACGCTTTATTGACGTGAATCTAGGCTTCTTAGTTGAAGAAAGTGGAAAGTCAAAAGGTAAAAAGTAAAATAATGCAAGGTAGATTAATTTCTACCTTGCTATAAAACTTGAAAAAGATATGTTTAACTCTAGAGAATACGAATGGGCAGACATTACAGTTGTAATGGGTGGACGCAATATCACTGGCTTAAGAGGTATTAAATACAACATTAAGCGTGAAAAGGAATTGCTTCACGCAAAGGGTAATAAACCGCATTCTGTACAGCGTGGTAACTATGATTACAGCGGTGAAATTAGCCTTGTGCAAAGTGAGTATTTAGCACTTCGTGAAGCTGCTAAAGGTGATATTTTGAACACGTCGATAGACATCGTCGTTGCTTATGGCGACCCATCGCAAGGTGACGCAATGACAACAGACGTTCTTATCGGTGTCGAATTCACAGAAGATAATACAGAGTGGAAGCAAGGTGATAAAAACCTTGAAAAGGCTATTCCATTCATTTTTTTAAACAAAAAACAAGCGTAAAAGATGAAGTTTACAAAAGAGCAAATTAAAGAGTGGAAAGCTAAACACGGTGAGCTTTTCGAGATTACAGTAGAAGATAAGAGTTGCATTTTGCATCGTCCAACTCGTAAGGATTTATCTTATGCTTCGGCAGTGAAAGATCCAATCAAGATGAGCGAAGTAATGCTGAAAGCTTTATGGGTTGATGGCGATGAGGAAATTAAAGAGGACGACTCTTTGTTCTTGGCTGCAATTCAAAAGATGCAAGACATCTTGGAGGTGAAAGAAGCTGAAATAAAAAAGCTCTAGAAGATGCTGAGGTTGATACTTCGGATGGTGTAGACATCCTATTTTGGGACACAGTTCTTCGCTATTACCTTTCAATAGAACCCAACGAGATGCCCGACGAAGTTTGGGCGCAAACTATAAAAAATCTGAGTGAAATAAGAAAGCTAGAAAAGGATGGATAATGCTTTAAA